ACTCTGTCGTTCCGATTTTGACCGTGCCACCATCGTCGGCTGCGACCATGAACTTGATCGTGTTGTTTGCAGGGATAGTGATGTAGCCGGTGTAGTGGACCATGAACATGTCGTTTGCGCATTGTTGGAACGGTTCGTAGTCGAAGTTGCGGTTGATGTTGTTTTCTACTTCTGATCCGCAGGTCGGCCAGACGGTGTCGGAGCGTGTCGGATTAACTTGGTTGATTGTGTAGCCGACCGCGTTCAATCCAGGTTGTGTGTCTGCGCGAACTATTGTCGGCCAGAACGACAGAACGATTGCTGGTAGTGGTATCAGCCACCTGGTTAGATGGCGACCCACTCAAGTTCTTCTTCACTCCACCTATATGGTCCACCACTCGAAGGCATCGGTGTTGGTGGTTGCCAGTCGTTGTTTTCGTCCAATGTCCACGACGGATACGGTTGCGGTGCAACAAATTCGTCGCGCACATGATCGTAGGTGTAGCCGATGCCTGCAAATTGTTTGCGTATGTTGCCGTTGTAACTTGTTTGTATCCATTGGCCGCCGAGTAGGTCGTGGCAGAATTGTGCGCCGTTTGCTTCCTCGTTGTTATGCACAACAATCACGCGCTGCACAACGCCGTTAAAAATTTCTGCAAAGTGTGCCATCAGAATGTAATGCTTCCGCTAGCCGTAAATGTGTATTTTGTACCCGAAACGGTTGGTGAGCCTGTAGTTGATGCGGCAACTATACCTGCGTCAATGATGACTACACCGCTACCGCCTGCACCGCCGCTTGTTGATCGACCGCCACCGCCACCGCCACCCGTGTTTGCCGTGCCTGCTGTTGCTGCACCACCGCCCTGAATTGACCCTGTGCCACCGCCACCGAGACCGCCTTCGCCTGCGACCGCAAATGCGCCACCACCGCCGCCACCGCCATAAGCGACACTTGTTCCGCTAATCGTTGTAGTTATTCCTGCACCACCAGCACCACCTGTTGCAGGTGAAATTATGTTTGTACCACCAACTGCACCAGCGCCACCACCACCAGCGCCAGCACCACCACCACCAGCCGTATAATTACCGCCTGCAAAACCTTGGTTTGTTGTGCCTGCACCGCCCGTTTGCTCGCCTGCGTCAGAGTGTGCGCCACCACCCGACCCACCACTATTTGCTGCGCCTGTAGTGCTTCCATTATTAAATGCGCCACGCCCACCACCAACAGTTGCAATCGTAGTTATGTTGCTGCCAGCAATAGAACTTGCTGAACCGTTTGTGCTTGCTTGTGGTGCTGATGTGCCGCCGACACCGCCAGCGCCAACCGTCACCGTGTAAGTCACGCCTGCCAAAACTAAAAACGGCGTTTCTAAACTACCGCCACCACCCGTTGCGTCTTTTGTCGAACGAACACCACCAGCACCACCACCACCATCGCCTAGAGTACCACCACCGCCACCGCCACCAGCAACAACAAGATATTGTGCGATTGGTGCGCCGCTATGTACGCCTGCAAAAATTTGCACGACTACGCCTTTAGATTGCCGACAACCACCCAAGTATCGGTAGCGATCTTGCAACAAGTAGCGACCGCGTATTGAGCGTTTGTTTTAAGTTTGCTGCCATCGCTACGAAGTGTTACGCCTGCGCCTGCCGTGATCGTCACCGTACCAGCACCAAGTTGCATAATATTTATCTGCGTACCAATACCATAAGCAACACTCGAATTTGGTGGAATTGTTAGCGCGATCGCTGACGCGTTATCGCACGTCACAAGTTTGCCGTCATCACTTAAAACTGTCGTATATGTCGTGCCGGTTTGTGCGTTGATCGCGACCATAGCGGTCGCAACATTGGTCATTTCTGCCGCTGTCAAAACCTGCCCTGCTGTAAATGTTTCGCGTGTTGCCATAATTACCTCACTTTATCCTAAAACATTTGTTGAGTCGATGATGCCATATACAGCGTCGTCCAGTATCAGTTCGTACACGATTGTTGTTGGTGCAGTAAAATACATAATCGCATGACCGCTGCCGACGCTAATTGTGTGTTCTATGCCCTCTACCGACAATTCCTGTGCTAATTGTGTTGTGCCTGCGCCGCTACTAAACGTCTTTTCTATAGTGATTGTGTCACCAATATCAACTATGGCTACGGTATCGCGTTGCGCTGTAGTCAGTTTGTTCAAATTTGTGCCGACTGCCGTATAGCGTGCCTCAGGTTCGGGTTCAAGCAAATAGTTTGCCAACGCCAACGCTGCCGTGTCGTTATGTAACAGCGAATCGGTGATACTTGTTGTTTGCACAAAATATTTTGCTTGACTGGCTGCGTCGTCAGCAATTTGTTGATTGCCACCAATAATCGCTACGGCCGCCCGGTTCACAACTTGATCTGCCTCAAACGATATGCCAATTTCGTCGTACGGTATGTTTGTGCCGTCGTCATGAAAATCGGCAACCGAACCGCTAAGCGTGTTACCGACACGCGGTTGAAACGTCAGATCGCCGTCACGCGACATAAACAATCGACCCTGTTCGGCCGAATTAATTTGTGTGCAATATTGCAACACGTTCGTGCCTGCCGCAACCGTAAATGCCGCCGAACCACCCAAAGTTTGTGTGCCAGTGCTGATATTGCGTTGCGCCACCGGAAACGCAACCTCAGGCAAATTAAGCACCGCGCTCAAACGCACGCTCGATAATTCCTCGCTGACGTTGTATTCGTTTAAATATGTTTGTGACAACAAATAGAAATCGTCGGCACAATACACCGTTACGGTGTCAATACCACCTAACGCAAAGTTGTAGTCATAGTTGACAATGTAACCGTTAAACAAATATTGTTTTGTGTTCGTGTTGTCGTATCGAGCAAATCTGACATGTCGCATTGGTGCTAAACCGGGTTGCGCTGTCGTCGGATCGTAATATGGGCTGTTTGTATCAAACGGATTAAACAGTCCGCTTGTGTCGAGCATGTTAAACACCATTGTGCCTGCGCTGAATTGATCGCCCTGATCGCGTCTGCCGCGTTTGACAACAATGTTATTTACACCCGTTGTGACCGTCGCATAATTTGTTGTGCCGTTCAGAACGTATGTTGTGTTGTTCAACACGCCAGCGGTCGCGTCATCAAGTAGAAACGCGTCTTGTAGAAACCCTGTGTCGATTTCTAGGCTGTAGTTGCCAGCGCCGACGATTGTTGTGCCAGCCATTATGCGACCTGTATCTGTGCTGGCCCTGCCGACCTGTTGTATGCGCGAATAGCGTTGACGACCGCTTGACCAATTTCGGCGCTAGTCGACAAACCGCCGTTCACGTTCACCGTGATACCGCCAACGCCATTATTGCGATTTAACGGCACAACCGCTTCAGGGCCCTTTTCACCGATCATCGCCAACGTGGGCGAATTAACTATGCCACCTTCGGCCAACATAGGTATGTTTGGCACGCTGAAACCTTTGCCACCAAAACCCGGCACCCAATCCGGAAACTTAAACGACAATTTACCGATTGTGTTATTCCATAGTTTTGCTATTGCGTTAAATATGTTTTTGTAAATGTTTAACACGCCCTCAAAATAACTTGTCAAAAAATCTAAACTTGTTGTCACACCGACTTTGATCGCATTAAACACCGTGTTGACTACGGTGCGGACAACCTCAAATTTGTTGTATAACACCACCAACGCCGCAACAAACGCAACAATACCCAAAATGACTAGCGCTATCGGGTTTGCCGACATAACAAAATTAAACGCCGTTTGCGCCGCTGTTGCGACTTGTGTGGCGATCGTCCACGCTTTAATAGCCACATTTGCGACAACTATTGCAGCCGCTAAACCGCCAACCGTGCCAGCAATGATCAAAAACAATGTCGTGTTTTCCTGCGCCCATTTTGCGACCGGTTGCAAAATTTCTAACAACTTTTGCAACGCTGGCAACAACGCCGCGCCAATCGACTCTTTTGTTTCGTCCATAGCAATTTTCATCGACTTCATACGACCCTCGTATGATTGCGCCGCGACGTCGGCCGCACCACCAAACGACACCGACAACGCATTAGTAATATCGTCAAGTGTTGATGACGAATCGATCACGCCTTTAAGCGACGGGTCAAGTTTCGTTAGCGCCGCTGTTTGACCGTTTGCCGCTTTACCCAACGCCATTGTGACGGTTTCCAAATCTTTCCCGGTTGCCGCCGCAATATCAAGCGCCGTGTTCATCAAGTTTTGTGCAACCTCAACCGACCCAGTTGATCGCACAAGGTTCGCCATCGCCGGACGCAACTCGTCATCAGCCACCGATTTAGCCAAAGACAACGAACTAATAAATTGCTCATTTTGCGCTATAACGTCGTCGGTTGCCATAGCGCTTGTGCGTAACTGTTGAGCCAACAAATCTTGTGCTTTTTGATCCTCAACTGCCGCTTTAGTTGCTAAACCTAAACCCGTTGCCAAACCACCCAAAACACCGACCGCTGGCAACATCGCTTTTTTGAGCGCAAACGCCGATTTGGCGCCAGCGCCTTCAAGTTGCTGAAATTCGGCCATAGCCTTTTTGAGGCCTGTGCCGTCAAACTCCGTGACAATGGGTATGGATACGGCCATTAGTTCAATTCCTTTTGCACACGTTGCATAAGTCGGTTAATCAACGTTTCTACTTCGCCTTCAACTTGGTATTTGTTGCGTTCCCATGCCGGCCAAACAAACCGTGACGGTGCACCATATTTGGCGCTCAATGACTGCACCATTTGACCGCCTTGATTTGTCGGCACTTTGCCTTTGCCTGACATATCAATTAGCGCCGCGCTGGGCCCAGTGTAACGTACAAAAAACGTTGCAAGGTTCGTTGACGCGCCTCGATATTCACGCACCTTTTTGCCCGACACACCCGACGCAACTTTGTTTTGTTTGTCGCTGTACGGAAACATTTGAAAACCGGACGCTGTTGTCCATTTGCGTGCCATGCCCGATAACGGTGCTGATCGTGGCAATTTTGTTTTAATATCGTTTGTAACTGGTGCGGTGATTTGCTTAAAATCTTTTGTCAAATCGCGGCGCGCCTGCTTGTCAATACTGTTCAATACTCGTAGCGCGTCCTTGACGCCGACGACCGCTGTTGACGCACTAATCGAGTCAGCCACTAATGTGCCTTGCGTTCTTTGTTAATTAATTCAATAACGGTGTTCATGTCGTCTACCTCAAACGGTATTTCGCTCGGCCAAAATCCTGTTGCCACGACAATTTGCGCTAATCCGTAGCGGTAAGAACCGCGTCTACTTTTGGGTCGTTGACCGCTTTCGGCAAACACGACTTCAATGATTTCAAATAATCGTCAAATATTGCTGGCACCGTAATACCCGACATTTTTGACGCTTCATACGCCAAATACGCCAAATCCTCTTGACCGATTGCGCTGCCTAATTCTGACGCTTTGCGTTTGTATTTGCGCTCCCACAACACGGTGCAAAACAATGTTGTTTCAACTGTTACTGGTTCGCGTCCGTCAACAAATTCGACTTCTAATGTTAATTGCATGCGTGTGCCTTTCCGGTTGATCTTGCTTTGTTAGTTATCAGCGGCCAATGCCGCGCAATCACGACGTTGCTTTGGTGAGCACGCCGCCAGCAAACGTAAGCCTGATAGTTGACAATTCACCCAACGACGCGTTGATCGGTGTGTGCGACTCAAGGTATGCGCCCGTAAGCGTGTATGTCGGGTTTGTTGCTGACGCTGCACCTGACGCTGGGGCAATCACAATATTCGTTGTGATACCGACCAAACCATAAATTGTTGCTTCGGTTTCTGACGCCGCATAAGATTGATACAGTTCGACTTCAACGCTGTTGTTTTGTAACGATGTCACCGTTGAGCCACCAAATTTGCGTGCCGTGTCACCAAATGCAGTTGTTTCTAATTGCTCGTACATGTAGTTGATTGTGGCCGATGTGCATTGGTCGGTAAGCGACACGCTGTTAATTGTGACTGTCGGGTTCGATAGGTAGACGCTGGTAGCCATGATTAGTCCTCGATTTCTATGGTTTTAGTTTTAGCAGATTTGCGTTCGCTTTGCGTGGATATATGGCCGCCTTCAATTAGGGCGTCAATGTTGGCGCCGTCAAGATCGTTGCCGTCAATGACGTCGCCCGGCTCGTATCCGATCAGCCTGTTTGATGTGACAATGTATTTAGCCATGTCAATATCCTATGCTGTTTGTGCTTGCACGTTGGCGATTACTTCGTAGGACGGGTATTCGACACCGCCAATAAGCGTGCTGGTTGGTCGGCCGTCCGT